TTAGAAAGTTCTTCTTTGCTACTTGGTGCATCTTTTCCTAATGTTTGAGCTACCAAGCAGGATATAGTTTCTTCTACTCTAACCTCTAGTGATGCAATGCATACTTTGTTTCCTAAACTTGCAAGATGACAGCACAAATAATTTAAAAGCATTGTTTTACCACTACCACTAAATCCTGTGACTATACTAATTTCATTCATTCTTACAAAAAATGGAATATTCCAAGGCAATGGTATTCCTCTATAGTTTTTTTCAGGATTAAAAAATCTGTCAGCTAATTCTGCTTCATAAGTTGATGCATTTTTTAAATTCTCAGGTTCGTAGTTTTTTGCATCTTCTATAATCTTTCTTAGATTTGCTTTTTTTAGTAGAACCTCATTTGCATCTTTGTATTCTCCAAAATCTACAGACCTACATCTATCTCTTCCTAGTCTTTTTACTATGCACTTAGTTGCAGATAGTCCTGCTTCATCATTATCTAATGCTAATATAATCGTCTCAAATCTACTTAAATAATCAAAGTCATTACTTATCCATTCACTATTAGGATCATTTCCGTTTTGAGATTCCCATTTAGCTCCAAAAGGCACACTTACAATTCCATGCTCTTCGCTTTTTAATGCCTGCCATATAGACATAGCATCAATTTCTCCTTCTGTTATAATTAAAGTATGTGCATTGTCGCTAGTTAAATGTTTTCCAAATAATGTTTTAGCTGTATTAGAAGATGACCACATTTGCTTCTTCTTGCCTTCTTCTTTCTTTAAGAATTTTGCCATTTCGCAAACATTACCATCTAAAGAGTAGTATGGAAACATTACCTCAGTTCCTTTGGTTGTTATTCCAAATTGCTTAATAGTTTCTTTTTCTATTCCTCTCTTAGTCATTAAGTAGTTCATTCCATCTGAGTGCTTAACTTTCCACTCTGATGTGATCTTGTAAGGCTCGTATTTTTTTTCAGAACCTTTGATGTATTCCTCTTCATAGACGCCTAAATATTTTTTTGCCTCTATGTATGCTTCTACAAATGTAATGCGTTTTACTTTAGACCAAAGCTCAAGCAAGTTATTTCCACCTTCGTCCCCTGCAAAGTCTTTCCATGTGCCTAATTTCCTGCCTGAAGTTACTACTTTTAAACTCCTTCCTTCTTCGCCTGCTATTGAGCCAACACACCAATCATTCCTTTCTAGTTTTCCGTTAGGTAAAAGCATTTCACACACAGAAACAGCTTCAGAATGCAACATATCTTTTATTTCATTTGCATCCATTACTGAACCTCCACTACTTTTTTAAGATTTTGCACGTCATCAAATCCTACAACTCTGTACTTTGAATCCGTAAGGTCTACTTTTTGTTTTCCACCTCCGCCTACAATTATAACTTCTGTTAATGCTTCTTTTTTGGCTTTTTGTAATGCAAACTCCATTCGATCATTTGAATATTTGCCTTCTAATATTTTTGAGGCATTCATTACTCCATCGTTCCCTAATTTAAAAATCCATGACCAAGATGGGTCTTTTATTTGTATTGGAGGATTGTGACCATTTCGTCCCATTAGAAAATCGCTTTCCTCTAATCTATCACATAGATCATAAAAACATTGTGTATCTTTATCGTTCTCTCTGTAAAACTTACTTATTGCTTTTTCAACTGCACCATACTTATTTCTGCGTATAAATTTCTTTTGAGGTCTTTGCTTTTCTAGAATCGCTATAATTTCATCAAAAGGTATGCTTTTTGGTCTTTTACCTAAAACTTTAGGAACATCTTCTAATAATAATTTATTATTATTATTTATTTTATCTTTATTATTATGATAGTGATTTTCCACGTGTGGATTTTCCACGTGTGGGTTTCTAAAGTATGGATAATCTGCAAAGTCATATTGATATCCACCTATTGATCCGTCTTCATTCTTTAATTGCGTTCCTTGGCAATATCCAAGTTCCATTAATTCTTTTAACGCACTTCTTACAGAACTTTCTCCGTCTGTAGATTTGTTAATTATGTCTGCAACTCTTATTTCCCAATTCTCAGGTTTACTCATGCAGTACGCCAAGAGTCCTTTTGATTTCCAACTTAATTTAGAATCATTTAATATTCTATTTGGGATTCTAGCGTATGGATCAAATATCTTTTCTTTTACTTTTATTATCATTTTATTGTTATGTTATTTTATGTTTATGGGTCTTCCTCAAAAAGACCTTCCTCATTTAGCTTATTTTCCATATAAAAATCAAGTTTTATTTTATCTAGTATTCCAAGGATCGCTACATAAGGAACATTTTCTTGTGGTTTTATTGAAATACTTTCAAGCTCTTCATCAAGATTTGTAAACTCTTCTATAAAGTTATGAAGAACTCTACTAAGTTCCATTTCTAGAGCGTCACACTTTTTATCCACGCTCCATTCTTCGCCACTTGGGTCGATCATCTATCACTTAAATATACTTCAGGATAAATACCTCTTGTTGCTTTGTCGCCTGAGTGACCATGCCAAGAAATTTTAATCCAACAAGCACCTTGTGGTTTTGGGGCGGCGCCTCTTTCGATATGCCACCCACCATAACCATCTCCGTACTCCTCTTTGTATCCTGCTATTTTAATATGATATTGAGTATCTTGGTAAATTGTTCCTGTTGGTTTTATTCTGTCTCTAACAATTGGAACAATCCATTGATCGTGAGTATGACCTGACACACAAAAAGATGGGTCAGGATGAAAAACCGCTTCTCTATTTGTTCCAATTACTCCTCTAGTGACAGGGCCACCTCCTCCTGATCCATGAAAATAATGTAGCCACTTGGCATCTTCTGCACCTGCATATTTTCCCTTAAGTCCTACCCATCCACCATAGCCACCCATATAAACTCTATGTTTACTACCTGTGTCTTTTAAATGACGATTTAATCCTATTCTAAGTCTATCTGTTAAATTTGTTTCATGATGCTTTAAGATTGCTGTCTCGTGATTTCCTTGACCAAGTACAGCAAAGTGATTTGCATAAGGAGAGTAAAATTTAACTGCTTCATTTACTAAACTATCTAAATAGTCACCATTTTTATACTCAGGCAATAAATCTTCTTTTGATGATCTTCTATCAAACTTGCCTTGCATTGCATCGAATAAATCTCCGTTATCTAAGATTATAGCATTTCTTTCTACTGCTAAATCAAGATGCCTTTTCTCCATTTTTCTATTGCAATGCTTGGAGTCATGATGTGCATCACTTCGTATTAAAACCCATCCACTTTGGTCAACGCTTTTAAAGTCCCATGTGACTTTATGAACGTTTCTACTTACTTTTGTTAATTTCCAAGGTGGGTTTTGTTTTTTTGTTGCCATTTCTTATAATGGAACAACAAAATTGTGTGCGTCAAGGATTGTAAAGCCATACGCAAAATACAAATGCAACAATGCAGAAGCATAAAAAACTAAGTAAGCTCAATTTTTGATATAGTCTATATGCTCTGCCATCTTTTCTATTAGTAGACAGCAAATAATACAATCTACTTCTATTTCTGCATCTAATTCATGTACTTTTTCATTAACTGAATACTCCTTGACTAATGCTTTGTATGCCTTTGTTCTTAATGTTTTTGCTATTGATTTAGATATAAAAGGAGTAAATGATTTTCCTCCATTTAAGTATATATCTAAAAGCGCAACATCTTCGTAACCAAAGGAAGTTGATGCACCTCTCATAAAAGCTGAGAGGGCATAGATTTTCCTACATTTTGCCTATTGCATTCAATAAATAATGATGATGTGATTGCTTGGAACTGATCATCCGTCATGTTTGGATATTTTGATCTTAGTGTTGTAGCTCCTTGAATACACAAATCAATTAAATTAATATTCTGAACTAAAGGTACAGGAAGCATGGATGCATTGTTATTAGTTGTGTTGTCTGCTGTCGTTACTACATCAGATGCACTTTCTTGCGATTGAGTTTGATCGCTATATTCATCAATCTGAACAATTCCGCATTTGTCACCAACATTAAGCTCTTTTGTAACTTTGCCTTGATATTCGTTATCCTTGATAGTTAATCCTTTGCCTTGCGATGTTGGTGTAATTAAAATCTTAGTTCCTTCACCATACGGAAACTCATCTCTTCCCCAAAAGGCACATCTTATAGATGAACCGCTTGCATCTGTTACGATTACTTTTTGTACGCTATTGTCTCCTTTAGCATTTGAAAAAACGCTTCGTTTATAGATTTTAGATACTTCGCCTTCAAGTCCTGTGCAAGCATAACCCTCAGGTGCAGTTAGTAGTTGTGATATTTTATTCATATTTTTTTATTATTGTTGTTAAAAGGTTTAATTATTTCCACATATTCTTTTCTTTGTGTCAAGACTTTTTTCTTTTTAATCATATATTCCTTGTCTTGTTTAGATGAAGATAAAAGCCACATATCTTTAGTTTTTAAAAGCCAATAATTCATGCTACTTGCTCAATGTTTACAGGATAAGGCATTACCCATTTGTTTACAGGAATTTTTCTTCCTTTACCTGTCCAATATACGCGATATGTGCCACTTCTCCAATGTGCTTTCTGCTTTTTATGTGACATTAGTTTTTCTTGTTTGCTTATATATCCTTTGTATTTTGCTCCCAAGAAATTAGCATTGTATAAATTAGAAATTGTTTT